CGAATACCAATGAAGTTTACATCAGGCATGGTGTCACGAATGTCCCTGAGGAAAGTATTAGTGCAGTTCCACCACTCTTCACTAAAGGTATAGGTCTTACCAGTTTTACGGTTGCGAAGACGGCACAGAAGGTTGAGAGAACGAACTCCAAGATATGGTTCGGACTCCCAATGCCGCTGAACAGTCTTGTGGTACTTGACTGGAGGTGCCTCACCATCAGTAAGAATCACACACTGAACTTTCTGCAGTTTGTTTTCCTTTTTGAACTGAGGGATAATTTCATGCAGACAAACGATTGCCTCATTCAGAGGAGTTCCAGAGAGACCCATCCCCATAGGAATAACTTTACTAGAAACATAAGAACCAAAGAATCTAGCAATACGGAAAATATTACGCATTTGTTCATCCAATTCCTTTGCCTTGACCTTGCTGGTCAAAAGATTCATCATGCTGAAATACTCAGGAATCTGAACCAAACCATCCTTCTTTTCATAAGCAGAGATCAGATAACCATCATTTCCTGCAGGACGTAGAACAGGATACTCACAAGTGAATGCATAGACCTCAAAAGGAATATTGACTTTCTTGCAGAACCAGATGAGGTTGTAGAGTTGCTTGACAGTATCAAGAATCACATCACCCATAGAACCAGACCAGTCCAGAACAAAGACCAGACCATGATTCTTACCATCAGCTAGAGTCGTGACCTTCTTAAAAAGGTCTTCATTGTATCGATAAGTGTGTAACTTGCTTGTATCGAGAACTCCAGTCCGACTAGTAGTAGCACGAGCATAAGAGTCTGCAGACTTACGGCACTCGAACTCTTTGACGAGGTAGTTGACTTCTTTGTTTGCGGATCGTTTGAATTTGGCATACTCCTCATCAGTATAGGCAAATGTTTCTAGAGTGTTGTAAAGATCTCCACCATTTTCTTTTACTACTTCAAGATACTCATTCCAAGTTTCTGTGCAACGAGTGTGGATATCTTTGTTTGGAACAATAATACGACTAAGATCAACTTTAGGAAGTTCAACATAAACACTCTCCATAGCATTCATGTCAATCAGATCCTTGAGAGATTCTTCAAGAGAATCCATCGTGGAAACTGTGGGTTCATCATTCTGATATGAAGGAACATCCAGATGAGCAGGATCACTTTCCTTAGGTTCCCGCTTCTCAGGATCATCATCAGTAAACCATTCACGACCTTCCTCAACATCATCAGGTTGAGAGTTCTCAGAATCTTGACTAGAACTTTGTGGAGATTGTTCAGTCTCTTCGTTACTGGTGTTGGAGTCGGAAACTACCTGATTCGTATTTTCTTGCTCTACCTTGCAATAATTATACAGTTCCTCTGCAGCATCAAGAACATCGTCAAATGTTTCGCAATCTTGAATGCGCTTGACAATGCGACTTTCATCAAAGTTATTGAATTGAATATCAATAAAGTTTCCAATCTTGAAATACAGATTGATCTTATCTGCAAGATTCATTTTGTTGACATCTTCACCCTCAATACAGAAGAAGTCATCAGTGTGAAGTTCTTCATATCCACGATAGAAAGTCTTGGAGATACCAGCATACCGACGCTTCATCAGTTTCTCAATGCGAACATCTTCTACGATGTTGACAAACTGAGGAGAAATCTTTCGATCCGCAATCCAATTGCTATCAGGAGTGTAGAGAGCGTGACCCACTTCGTGACCAACCAACATATCATATACAACATTGCTTGCTTTCTCCCACATAGGAAGAGTCAACACACGAGTGTGAACATTGAAACAAGCAGTTTCAACTTGCTTGTGCTCCACCACCAGGTCCTCAGTCGCAAGTAGTTTAGCGAGTTGAGACTTGATTTCGTGTTTGACTACCATGTGTTCTTTGCTGATGAACGTATTATACAAAAGAACCCCGCCTTTTAGGCGAGGTCATATGACGGTTCTTAAAGTGGCGCAGCGATTCACGCCTCGCCCTCATCGCTTGAGGTTTGAGTTTTCTTTTTTGGTTTTTCTTGGAGTGGTGTTGCCAGTTTGGTAGTTGTGCCATGTAACTTAGCCAGTGCTGCTAGTAATTCGGGAGTCTCTTCATACTCCCACGTATCACCAGATTTTACCATAAGAGTCTTCTTAGTCATAAAAACATTCCTTTATCGCTCATGTATTTTAGAGTTTCCTTCAGTGTACCACGATGGTCTAAACCAATAGCAACTTGAGGATACTCTGCTTCGTCGCCAAATTCTGCTTTGAATTCTTTATGGGTAAAATGAACACCCAATAAAAATTCTTTTACATCTTGACCACATGCTTCAAGAACCATAACTGCTCGTTCAGATTCTTGACCGCCGTTGCCATAAACTAGTGCTTGAATCATTTTTTCTTGTGGTTGTACTCGATTACAATTTTATGATGTTCGTTAGTTCTGTCACAGCATACATAACGTTTCACTTCACCACCCAAAATTTGACATATATTATCTAGTTGAGTATCAACAGAATATTTTCTAAAATTGTCGTCAATCACGTTTCCTCCACTCATCAATTTGTTCTTGAGTCGGAACAATGATTCGGAAAGCAAGTCCCTCCTCCTCAAACTCCTCATTCATCTTTTCGTAGGTTTCAGGTGTAATCTTTTCAAACATCATACTTCTCCCACAACTTACGAATGTTTTGAGTGATGGGTAGACCACCAATATAAGTCTCTAGAAGTTCTCCATCCGCATCAGCGATAACAAGAACGGGAGTGGCAGTCACACCATACTTTTTGGCAAGTGATAGATTCTCTTCAGGAATAGGCACATCACTCACATCTTCAAGATAAATTTCTTCAATAACACTCTCGCGTGAATCTTCGAGAGCACCAATATATCTCTTAACGAGACCACAAGGTCCACAAGATTCTTTTGTAAACATTAAGAACTTAGTCATTTTGGGTCTCTCTTTATTATGCATTTTTAGATACTGATTAGCACCTAAATTATCTAGAAAATCATTAGTCACGTTGTCTCCAGTCATCTGGTTTATCTCTATTAAACCAATCTACAATTTCATCAGCACCATCGAAACCCGTTTTGTGATTGGATGGGTCTGGGTCTCCTAAACCCATCCTATTCAAAAAATCGTCTGTACTACCTTCTTCAATATCTTGAGAGGCTTGTCGTCTTGCTTTCTGCAACCAATCTCTTGCAAGAGTGTGTGCTTTAGCAAGTTTCTCTGCCCAGATCATATCTTCCAAAGGAACTTGTTCTTTGTTCGCAATACATCTGCAAATGGACTCAAGTCTAAGTCTGTATTGAGTAGAAAGCATACTAGTTAATTTTGAGTTTGTCTTTTAAATCAAGAACCTTGTTAACCTCATTAACCGCAGCAGACATCCTAGCACCTAGAATATCCATAATATCTTCGTAGATCACTTCGTTATCCACGTAGTCATCGAAGTATGTATCGATTGCTTCTTTGAGATACCTCTTGCGATGCCACTCAGGTGAATATGGTTTATAAGACATGGTGAAGATAGGTTTCCATTACAGCATTATATTTAAGCCAATTATAGCAAATTACACGGTTTTGTCAACTACCGTGTCAAAAATATTTATAGTTGGAAACCAACCAATGCTCTTCAAAAGTTCTGTATCCGCGACATTATCCATACGTTCTCCGGGTGTATCTTCCTTAACCGGCAAGTGACCCATGCCCATTTTCTCTGCCAGTTCTCTCACAGAAACCGACTCACCCGTACCAACGGAAACTGGACCGGTTACGTCACTAGTTGCCAAATATCTAATTGCACGGCATACATCTTTCACATGAATCCAATCTCTACGATGGTTGGTGACATACTTAGCCGTGCCATCTTCAAGCATCCTATACATCATATCGGGACGACTATTAGGACCATACACTGTTGTGAATCTTAGACCAACAGAATTGGTAGGTGCCATAATCTCATTGATCCATTTTGTCATTGCATATGGATTTTCCCAATACTCTTCTTCTACGGCACTTGAAGAGGCATACAACAGTCTTGTGCCAGTATGTCTACACCAATCAAAGATACGCTTTGCCTTTACAACATTATTGTCGTAAAACTTTTGTGGATCAGAAAGACTATCTCGGATATTGGCATATGCTGCCAGGTGAATAATCAAATCATAATTACCACCAGAAAAACTATCAACATTGTTGGGAAAGTCAATCCCAACAACATTATTAACTCCTAAAGTTTCTATCCAGTCCGCATAAACGTGCCTACCGATGAAACCTTTGTGCCCAGTAATTAAAACTCTCATGATACTAATCTACTAAATCCCTTCACTTTGTCAAACTTCAATACATTCTCGAACCGGTCTTCCATACCAGTCTTGTGAGATATAACGAACACATTCGCATCCTTGATTACAAAGCGAATGATTTTTAAAAATTCTTCTGTCCCAAAACCATCGAGTGAAGAATCAAATACCTCATCCATAATCAACAGGTTGGTGTTAACAGAATTTTTGACCCTAGCGACTTCCCTCCATGTAAAAAGTAATGCTAGGTCAATTCTCATCTTCTCACCTTCGCTGAAGGAACTGTAAGAGAAATCCTCATGAATAGGAGACTCGACAGTTTCACTAAATTCTTCATCAAGTTTAAAGTTGATGTAGAAGTCCATCATCTGTAGGTAGCGATTTACCTGTTGATTAATGAATGGAAGATACTTCTTGATAATTTTGGTTTTTACGCCATCGTCCTTAAGTAAGGAATAGGCAAAATCGTGATAGACGATTTCTTGGTTACGTTCTGATAAATCTTCAATTGTCTTTTGGAGATTCTCCCTAAACTCTTCTAACTTTTCATGCTCAGTATTTCTGTTTGCAAGTTGGTCGGTAAGTCTCTGAATTTCCGATTCCAGATCCCTGATCTGTCGTTGACATCCAGATATCCGAGTATTGTTTTGAGAAATGCCATGCGTTAATTTGGTGATCTCCTTAGATAGAGTGTTAAATAGACGCTCTCTCTGTTGTTCAAACTTAATGGTGTTTTCGAGTTCCTCGTAACCTTCCTTGAGTTCCTTTGCTCTATTTTGAGCGTCACTAATTCTATTTAAGCGAAAATCTTCTTCTATATC